AATTGATGCCGATTACACAGTAAAAGTTGGAACGGGGGCTAATAGTTTTCATGTTGATAGAGTTGTCATAGTTGACGACCCTGCTGCGGATTTGACTATTACAATACCGGATGGACTGTATGTTGGACAGGAATTGCTTATTGTTTTTGAGAGCGATGCTAATAGTAAAACCGTAACAATAGATGGAAATGCTGCTCAAGACAGCACAATGGAGGATGCAGGCATGTATCAGATTTCGGTATGGACTGGCGCAACAACGGGCTGGGTAGTCCTAAAAGAAAGTGTAACCAGTTAAGATTGGAGGTAACTAATGAGTGTCTATAAAAACGCTGATGCACAAAGAATACGTTCAAGTGGCGGTGCTGTAAGAGTTACTTTGGATAGCGGCCTTGGCCAAGGTAACGGCGGAACAAGTCTGCCGTGTTTGGGTTGTTATGTTCAGGCGACTCTTGCCAATACTGATGAAGTGTATATGAACATTGATACTGCCGCTTCTGCCGATGTTGGAATAGAACTCGGCCGTCCACATATATTCGCAGATGGTGCTGCTGGATGTCAACCACTATGGGTTCCTATTGACGATGTAGCCAGTTTGTACTTCTATAGTGCTGATGACGATGCTGTAGTTGATATTCTGTATTTCAAGGGAGGTTCATAATGGCCATTTATGGCAGGAAAGAAAAAAAGATTAGCGAAGATGTAAAACTCAAACAAGCATATCAGAAATACTATAAAGAAATGCGGGCTAAGAATAAACAACCTATGACGTATTATCATTGGAAAAAATCTGGTCGGAGAAGTGGGTATTTTGGTACAAAAGGTACTACCAGCCAGTTGTCTCGACTAAGACGAAGTGAAAGAAAACGTGTTGGTATGAAGGATTAAGGAGTAAATGATGATTGAATTAACTCCCCCGATTAAAGGTGTATCGAAAGGTCTGCCGGTAGATAAAGAACCTCCTACTACGAGTGGATATATGGATAATGTCCGCCCTGTAGATGTCCTTGAGAGACAATTAAGATTAGGACAAAGGCCAGGACTGGATAAATGGTCTGAGACTCAGATTGGTGACGCTGAGCAGCCTGTTGTTGCATTTACAGTTGTGGCGGCGGTGGCATAATGGGTGCTCCTGTTGGTTCAAATCTATGTTCTGGTACTACTAACGGCAATACTTTAGCTACTTATGCCAGTTGGACTGAAAGGGAAATATCTTTTGATAATCCAGTTGAATTAGCAACTGATACTAAATATAGCATAGTTAATTCTGCGCCCTCGGCAAGTCATACAAATGCTATGTACTGGTCTGCACACAGAACAAGTTCTTATGCCAATGGCGAACCTCATGTAAGTGGTGATAGCGGTGTTTCCTGGTCTCCAATGACAACTACAGATGATTTTTGGTTTACCATAGTAGGGGGAGTAGAGAAAGAAACATACATCCCAGCTACTCCAGGAGGTTATGGATTACTTTCTGCATGGTCTTTTGCCCAAACATTTACTGCTACATCTTCTTATGATTTAGAAGCAATAGGATTGAGATTAAATGTTTATTCTGCACCAGGCGGTGTTTCCGGTGGCATCTATGCAACTACCGCAGGTAAACCATCAGGTGCGGCTTTGGCTACGTTTTCTTTTCCAATATTAACTGAAACAGCTACCTGGCTTTACGCTAAATTATCCTCTACGGTGTCTTTAACTCAATCAACAGTATATGCTATTGTTCTTGATGGAGAGGCCGATGAAATAATTTATTGGGTAGGTGATGCCACAGATGATTCAGACGACTATGCTGGCGGTGCTTTCTATATGAATAGAAACACAGGTGGTGGTTGGGTTTATTGGGACGCCCCTTTTGGGAATGATAATCCTGAAAACCGGGATTTAGGATTTAAGTTATATGCCAAAGAAAACAAAGAGCTATACAATGGGGCACATACTTTAGCTTACAGTGTAGGATTAACAAATTGGAGAGGACAAAGTTTTAAGACTACTACTTCTTATGTTATACTTGGAGTAATCTTAAAATTATCTTTAGCATCCGGTAAAACACCCGAAGAGGTTACTGTCGGCATTAGAAATACCGCAGCAGACGCACCAACAAAGGCCAAAACACCCGCACCCGCTGATGCGGCAACAGATGTTACATTAGACCAAGCAACTTTGACTTGGGAAGACGGTGGTGGAGCGGATACCTATAATGTTTACTATGGAGATACATCTGGAGATTTGTCTTTGGTATCTTCTGCACAAGCAGGAACATCATTTACTGTTACCGGAATTACTTTAGGTTCCCCGTATAGTTATTTAACAACAAGATATTGGAGAATAGATTCTATCAATGCAGCAGGGACTACAACCGGCGATGAATGGTCGTTTACTACCATAAGATTATCTCCACCTACAGTGACATATTGGTATTCTACTACGGGACAATATTATCAATTACTTATTCAATCAGACGGGTCTTATGGAGACCATCCTGCTGATGGTGGTGTAGAGAATACAGACTTTGTGTATTTGGCTGCTGAATATGTTCCCAATTTTATTAAAACCACAAGAAAATTAGTTGCCGCTGCAAACAATAAAATTTGGTATGAGCAATAACAATGGCAGATGTTGAATTAACCGATAAAATATCTTATAAAAGATTAGTAGCTGCCGGTAATAATCTTATTTATTATGAGGATGTAGACGTGGCTGGAACAATGATAGCATTAGATGCAGATGATGGTTTTGCTGTTGATGATATAGATACTTCTGACCAATTGACTATGGCATCTGCTTTTCAGAAAGTATTTGTGGCAAACGGGGCTAAACTCAAGGTAGCTGATTTTATCAACACTAAATTAACTGTAGCCGCATTAACAACCGCTCCGACAAGGGGAGATATTCTTGAGCAAGTTACCTCTGGGGCTACAATGATAGTAGATTTTGTTAATGGTGCTAAGACGGAGATTTATGGCTATACTACAAGTGGGACGTTTGATACCGAAAGCAATGTAGATGGTGGTGACATGGATCCTGCCCGTACACCAACTGCTGTTGACAACACCCCACCTACTTGGTATAGTTGGACAGAGTACGGAAAAACACAAGCCTTGAGTACAAACATGCCCGACAAAGCTTATTTGGTTAGTGTATATCGTGGTAGATTAGTGTTAGCAGGGAATCCTCAGTATCCTAACCAGTGGTATATGTCTAAAGTAGCAGATCCATTTAATTTTACTTATGGTACTGACGACCCAATGAGTGCTGTTGCAGGTAATAATGCCGATGCAGGGCAATGCCCGGATATTATAAGGAGCTTAATATCATTCCACGATGACTATTTAATATTCGGTTGTGCCTCTACGATATGGATTTTACGAGGAGACCCCGTAGCTGGTGGGTCTCTTGACAATCTTAGTGATACAACAGGAATGTTTGGAGCTAACAGTTGGTGTTTTGATGACAATAGGAATTTATACTTCTGGGGGTCGGGTGGAATATATGAGATTAAGTCTGATTTCTCAGGTATCAGAAATCTAACAGAAATGGTGTTGCCAGATATTATAAATGACGAAGCGGCAGACCCATCGACACATAGAATTACAATGGGATATGATAAGAAACGACATGGAATTGTTGTTGCCATTACTGTATTGGCAACCGGGGTGAATTCAAATTATTTTTATAGTTTCAAAACAGAGGGATTCTATCCAGAGTCTTATCCAGAGGAATGTGGGCCTTATTCCATATTCTATTACGATGCTAATGACACCACGTATGCCGATTTACTTATTGGGTGTAAGGACGGCTATATTAGAAAGTTTCTAAGTACTGCTAAGGATGATGATACGGGTGTTGGAACGGAGGCAATAGATTCTTATGTAACTTATCCAATTACACCTTTAAGTGAAACAGATGAACGAGGTAAGCTGGCTGAATTAGTATTTGATTTAGGTGGCGGTGCTGCCGATGGTGACTTCTCCGATACAGATAGTGTGTCTTATGAGTTGCATAAAGGAGATGATGCCGAAACAGTGTTAGAGGACATTAGAGATGGTGCAACAGCGTGGAGTACAGGAACGCTGTCTGGAACCGGAAGAAAGAATAAACTTAGGCCCAGAATGAGAGGAGCGTATATGGGGTTGAAATTGTATAACTCTACAGCCTCTAAGACTTGGGCCATAAATCGGGTATTATATAGCACAAAGAAAGCTGGAAAGGTAAAATAATGGCGCTTAGAGGAGGTACATATACTACAGCAACAGGAGGACTAACTGGTTCTTATGAACAATCTGCTCAGTATACAAGGAGAAAAGAAGCCGAAAGGATAGCAAAAGCACAAGCAGAAAGTGGTAGAGCAAATTTAGCTGCACTTTATCAAGATTTTCTAAAAAGAGAAACGGGTGCTCGTGAAGCCAATATTGCAAGAGAAAAAGAGATTCGTGGTATCTATGGACAAGAGATAGCTCAATATGAAGAGGGTGGTGCTTTTAAGGCCGCTGGTCTTGCCGATATAGAAAGAGCTAAAACAAGAGCCATCGGTGCTGGTACACAACAGATGATTAGTTCCGGTCTCTATGGCACTACAACTGCTGCAAGTATTCCAGTTCAGGCAGAACAAACAGCGGGACTTCAAAGATTAAAGCTGGAAGATATTTTACAACAAAGAACTACGGAAGCAAAGCGGGGTTTAGCGGGATTTGTAGAAAGAGTTGAAACTCCATATCCTGATTATAACATGCTAATGCAGGCAATGATAGCTCAAGGACAGCGTTAATGGGGTTAGTAAGTAATCCAAAACCTAAAGACGATGTGTCTGTACGTCAGGCGATAGCCCGTCTTGGTTCGTCTAAACTTGGCCCAAAGTCTACACCCACATTTGCTGGTGTCACTACTATCAATTTAACAATAAGTGGATTAACCAACGACTCTTTAATCTACCCTGTTGACGGTTTATTAACTTCTCTTGGTGTGGCTACTAACGGCCAAATACCGATAGGCTCTACAGGAACTACTCCAGTGTTGTCAACTTTATCAGAAGGTGAGGGAATTGATATTGCTAACGCTGCCGGCAGTATTACTATTTCCGGTGAAGATGCTACGGCAGCCAATAAAGGAATAGCCAGTTTTACTGCGGCCAATTTACCTGTTGTAGCTGGCAATGTAGATACAATACAAGGCATTGCTACAACTGACTCCCCTGAATTTGCTGATTTAGTCTTGGGTGATTGGCAACTTGGTACTCCTACCTACAATAGCGTCCACGACTGGATGAATACTATACAATCTGCCGGTAGAATTTCCGGTGGAGATTTTACAGATAACGAGGATGGGACTTTGACTGTTGCTGCCGGAACAGGGATGATAAAAACAACCGACAGCCGAACAGGTGTTACTTTGATGTTCGATTGGGAAGAAAACACGGATGTCCAAACGGATGAAGAAACTCCAGAGGGACTGACAGACCAGGCTACTAATCATATATATGTCGACTATAAATCCGGAAGTCCACAAATATTTTGCACCACTTCTATCAGTGATATTAGTTTTACAGATAAAATAGGACTTGGCCGTGTGTATAGAAACGGCACTTCTTTACACGTGCTTCCTGGTGGAGCACCCACAAACGATGTTATCCAAAGAACACACCAGGCTATAGCAGCTACTTTACATTTTCATCGTTCCAGTGGACTTCAAATATCGGAAACAGGGGATTTGGGTATAGCTATTACCGAGGGTGTTTTCTGGAGAGGACTAAGAGATTTCCCGGTCTTTACCGGTACTGGCTACGATAGTACGGAAACAGATTTTACTCTTTGGTATAACGATGGTGCGTGGCAATCGTCTCAAACAGGCGTTTTAACTCATCATTACAACGACTATGGAACAGGTCTTGTAGCAACAGGAGCACAGAAATACGGTAATTTTTGGGTTTATATTTGTCATGATGGTCACGTTCATGTAGTATATGGATTGGGTAATTATAAATACGCCGAGGCAATTGCTGCTGCCGCCCCTGCTAATTTACCGACTATTGTTTCCGATTTTGCAATGCTACTTGCCAGGATAACGGTAAAAACGGAAGAAACTTCTACATTTACAAATATCAGCACTCCCTGGGATTCTGAAATAATTTCCGGAATAGTTACCACACATGACAGTCTGTCTAATTTGGCTTTTGCCGATTCCGGGCACACTGGATTTCAGGCACAAGGTGATGTACTTGATGACTTGAATACTTTAGGTGCCGTTGCTTCCGATAGCGAGTTCCTCGTAGGCACTGGTGCAGGTACTTTAGCTTGGGAGTCCGGGGCCACAGTAAGAACAAGTTTAGGATTAGGTACAGGAGATAGTCCTCAATTTACTGGAGGGACGTTTACCGGCAGTCTTGTGGCTTCGGGAAACAACCATTATTTTGGTGACGGAGTATCCAAATCAAGATTTTGGAGTAACGCTGGTAAAAATTATATCCTGTCTACAAATGAGGCTGGAGACGCCAGTGCTATTTTAGTGTTTGCAGGTGCCGGTGGTGGGGTTGGTGAGTTTCAGTTTGTTGGCCATACTTTTATTGATAATACAGGTCTTACGGCTCAATTAGCATGTCGCTCATATCTCCATTCCGATGAGGCAGGTGGTGGTTCTATTCATTTTCAAAGGGAGCAAAGTGGTGGAGAGCAATCTCATGCTGCTGCTATATTTGGAGTACATGAAGGAACAGGAGACGATGAGTTAGGCACAGTTGTAATACAAACCAATACTGGTGCGGGGTTAGTTACTGGGTTAACAATAGATAGTAATTTAGACACAACTTTAGCAGGTAAGTTAAGTGCAACCAACTACACAGCAGCAAATCTTCTTACAGCTTGCGGTACAAACGCAGGGACTTTAGATTTCAGTGCTGCATCCAAAACATTAACTGTTGAAGACGATGCAATAGTGAGTCAGGATTATAGTCCGGATGCAGATGTAACATTTAATGATTTAACTTTAAGTGCCCCGTCTAATATTTATGCTTTGTCTCACGATTCTTTTGCTGATTTCGTTGCCAATGAGCATATAAATCATACTTCTGTATCTATTATAGCTGGAACAGGATTAACAGGAGGTGGGGATATATCTTCCAGCAGAACTCTTTCGGTTGATGGTCTACTGGAGGATTTAGACGCTCTTGGGGCTAATTCTGCCGATAGTGAATTTTTAGTTGGAACCGGAGCGGGAACATTGGCTTGGGAATCAGGGGCCACTGTAAGAACGTCTTTGGGATTGGGAACAGGAGATGATGTAGAATTTCAGTCCTTATTGATTGACCAAAATACAGACGCCATTGGTTTGAAAATAGAATCTGCTGCTACAACAGATACTAATTACGGTTTGAGTATAATAACCTCAGCGGGAGCTATGGTAGCTGAGTTTTTGAACGGCAATGGTAACGCCGGAATGTGTTATCTTGGGCTAAATTCAAATAATGCCTTTTCTGGAACTTACTTTTTTGGTCGCAATCTTACAGCAGCATCAACAGATTGCCCGGTAGTTTATATGGTACAAGACCATGCTGATGATGACCAACCACTATTGGAATTGGTGCAAAACGGTTCAGGTGCGGCATTGTTAGTTACTTCTGGTTCTATTTCTATCGCTGAGGGAGTTACAATATCCTCTGGGGTCACCGTACCAGATAGTGGATATATCGGTTCTGTGTCTGAATCACAGGCAATTCAGATTGAGGCCGACGGGGATATCGTATTTCATCAAGCTATAGACGTACCAAGTGACATAGTTTGTGGCGGCCATGTCATATTTGACGTAGATAACGGGCATATAGGATACTTTGATAACTCTCCTATATTAACGTTCAACAATACTGACGACCAAGTGGAAATAACAGGGATTCTTACTGTAAGTTCGAGTGCCTCTATTACTGGAGCTATTACTGCTGCTAATTATACTGCCGCTAATCTTCTTACGGCTTGTGCCACTAATGCTGGAGCGCTTGATTTTAGTGCTGCATCTAAGACTTTAACAGTAGAAGACACTGCAATCGTTAGCCAAGATTATTCAAGTGATGCAAGCCCGACTTTTGGTGGTCTTGTAATAGCTAATGGCGGTACTATTGGCCAAGCTGCCGGCCCTTTACTTACGTTTGATGATACTAATAATTATCTTGAAATAACAGGGTGTAACCTTGGACTTGGAACAACTACTCCGGGCACTTTGAACGCAGTAGAATTGCCTGGTTTATCTTTTCATATTGACAATGATATTGCACCCAGTCGAATACTTATTGAAGGGGCACAACCAGAATTTTTCTTTTGGGAAAGTGATGCTGCTGCTGATGCAAAGGGTATTATATTTTACGGCGCCGCAGGTGTTTTCACCATAGCCAGAGTTAAAGACGATACCACCCCAGGTGCCACTGCTCTTTCTATAGCTGTTGATGGAACCTGTACTTTTGGCAACAACATTGTTATGGCCGATGGAAAAACAATTGGTCAAGTTGCCGGGCCACTTTTGACTTTTGACGATACAAACAATTATCTTGAATTAACCGGCTGTCAAGTTTGTATAGGTATGTCTTCCGCAGACTCCCCTTTGAGTATTACTACTGAAGGTGTGGGCACAAGAGAAGACCTGCTGTTCTTCAAACAAGGAGCAGCCTCAGATTACGGATATAAATTTCAAATAGATAACCAAGTTACAGGTAATTTATTTTTACAACGGCACGAATTAGGGGCTGAACCAGCAACAGAATTTTGGACTTTTTCAGCGTCCGGTTGTTTAGGTATTAATGATGCTGCTCCAGCAGAGTATTTAGATGTTGGCGGTAATGCAAATGTTACTGGAGTTTATAAAGTTGACGATGTTCAAGTGGTAAGTAATCAGGGTGCGGCGGTTGCAGACTCTACAGATGCCGAGTCAGTAATATTAAGACTTAACGAACTATTAGCCAGATGCAGGGCACATGGCTTAATAGCTACATAATAAGTCATCAAAAACACAAGAACAATTAGACAAAGAGATTGAAAAATGTATTGTCGTGTGTTCTAATTGTCATAGAAGAATACATTCTTTAGGAGATATATCGTGGCAATCCGAATAGAGCAACCAGGAGCAGCCAAGGCGGCAGCACAGGCTGGTGCTATAATAGGGAAAGGCAAAAGAGCAGAAGAAGAGAGAGCCAGGGCTGAAAGAGAGCAAGCCAGGGCACAACAGATTGCCGCTCAACAGGCCGCAAGACAGGCCGCGTTGGACTGGGAACGGCAGAAAATGCTACTTAATTCTCAACAGGACTTTGCACATGAGATGAGAATGAGGCAGGCTGGATTGGAAGCTGAAGCTAGGGCAAGAGAATGGCAAGTTGAAAAAATGGAAATAGCTTCTCGTATGGATTTTGAACAAGAGGAGAAAGAGAGACTGCGTATAAAAGCTGAATATGCTGCTGGCAGAGACGCTCTTGATAAGAAAAAAGAAGAGATGCCTGCTGGTGAATACGAAAGAGCGTTGTTTAGGCTTGATTCTATATACGCACCAAAAGGTGTTGATGCTGCTGTAGAGGGGCTTGGCTTTGATACATCAACTGGTAAAAAGGGTTTATTTAATCTCGGAGGGCAAGCGCCTCCACCTCCAGGTGTCCCGACTGTTGATAATCCATTGGGACTAAGCATAGATAATATTCCAGTTAGCCAATTACCGCAGACAGTGTTAAATTTGGAAGCACAAAATAAATTTGAAGTCATATCTCCCGATGGTGTTAAAGAAACAATTGATGCCGACCAATGGCCGGATAAAAAAGCACAAGGGTATATTTTATCAGAGATTAAAAAATTAAGAGAAGCCGATTCTACTCCGTTTCTATCCGAAAAAGTCGGCACTATACATGACTTAGTTGGTTATCTAAGACGCCCTGTTGGTACTTTAAGTGGTCTGATTGAATAATGAATATACAAGAATTTAGGGCCCAATATCCACAATATAGTGACATATCCGATGTCCAATTATCCCGATCATTATACGATAAGTATTATAAGAATCAAATGACTTTTCCTCAGTTTGGAAAATCTTTTGGGTTGCCGGATATTGATACTGAAGAAGGTGCTGTAGCTACATTTGCCGATGAATATAGTAAAGGTGTGTTTAGAGGGTTTTTGAATACTGCTGCCGGATTAATTGGCACTACAGAATTTCTTATTCCAGGTAAGCAAGAGTCGTTGTTGGGTGTCAAAGCTAATATTCAACGTGCAAGAGAAAGATTCAATCCCACACATGAAGGGGCAGCAGCGTGGTCTGGTAGAGTACTGGGTGAAGCTATTCCGTTTATGGCAACGGCAATGGCTGGCGGATATGCCGGTGGTGCGGCTGCGGGAGCATTAGGAAAAAGTGCTGCATTAGGCCAGGCTGTTGGTTCCGGTGGAGTGGCATTTGCAGTTGAAGGTGACGCCGCTTATGACCAAGCTAAGAAGTCAGGGGCAACCGAAACACAAGCACAAACAGAGAGAGTAATTGTTGGCTCAATCAATGCCTATCTCGAATCATTACAAATTCGTAAACTTATTGGATTCCATGAGGCTGGTGGAACTACACTTAAAGGATTTGCACGTAATATCAGAAATAAAGCCTGGAAAATGATTGGCGGAGATATTCGTAATTTCTCTGGCGAAATACTTAAACTCGCTGTAACAGAGGGATTGCAGGAAGCAGCACAAGAGGGAGTGTCAATTGGTGTGCCTGCCGCAATTAGAGGTGAGTATCCTAAGTTGGAAGACGGCAGTCCCGATTATCGTACTATATTGACACAGATTGGTGAAGCTGGTATAGGTGGGGCGTTTGCCGGTACTGTACTTGGCGGTGGTGGAGCGTTCATATCCGCTACCCCCGATATTGCAGCACCAACTTTTGAAGAGGCTAAAGCTACTGCCGATACTATCAAGAATAGTAATCTGTCTGAGATTGAGAAGAATATTCTACTTAGAGAGTTGGACAACAACCTGGAGATGTTTGACGAAGACGGATACAAATCCCAAGTCACTACTTCTGAAGAGGGAAGAGCAGAGAAGCGTAGTTCTAAACAAATACTCCGTGACTTAAAAATAGCCCAAAACAAAGCAAGAGAACTTGAAAACAAATATGCTGATGAACATGGTGGATTTTTTAAGACAGCCGCTTTATATGAAAGCAGCGAGGTCGCCAAATGGGACAATGAAGCTCTTTATCATACACAAGAACTTGCGATAGAACACCCACAAGTCTTTAAGAACTTATATGGAGAGGGACGATTAGAACGTACTCTTGACGAATTAAAGGTAATGAAAGAGGAAATGCCTGAACGTAAAATATATGAAGTTCCCACTCCTCAACCTAAGATAGATACAGGAAAACCATTTAGATTTGCTCCGTCTGAATTAACTCCCGCTGAACAATTCCGCAATAAATTTGACGAAGTTGCTGTTGACATCGAACAGATGCGGCCGATAGAAGAAGAAGAAATATCAAGAGAACGGGGTAAACGATTTGAAGAATACCGTAATATACGAGACTCAATTGAAGATCCGCGACAAAAAGTAGCTATAGCCAAACGGATTGCGTTGTCTGGAAAGTTAAAACGAGAGATAGCACCACTACAAGAAAAATTTAGTAGCGACTCTGTTCTTGCTGCATTTGACACCATAGCTACTTCTACTTTATTAACAGATGGAGAACAGATATCTGCTACCGATGGCTTGATAAAGTTATTAGGGGATGAAAAAGGAGCGGCACAAATACCAGCCAAGCATGAACTAATGGCACTACAAAAGGCCGGATTATTAAGTAAAGAAGCTATCACACAAATATTAAAACACAGAACAACGGCACAACGAGTAATAGATGGACTTAAAGATTTAAGTTTCGCCCCCTGGTCGTTACTTACAAGTTTCGATATGTCGGCAGGTGGCAGGCAAGGCTGGAAAGTTTTATTTACCGACCCCAAACTGTGGTTAAAATCAGTTGCCAGGGGATACAGGGCTTTCACTAATGAAAAGTATTACAATTTCATTGAGTTAAAGCGAAAAACAAATCCACTTTATACCGAAGCAATCAAAAGGGGGGTTGAGGAAACCACGATAGATTCTGCTACTCGCGGTGAAGAAATGTTTGCCTCTAACATGATTCAAAAAATTCCAGGTATCAGAGCATCGGCAAGAGGTTTTATAACTACTGTAAATGAAATGCGATTTGGCTGGTATTTTAAGGGCAAGGAATTGTCGGAAGGTATGGGGATGTCGGCTGCTAACCAAAAAACTTTAGCCACAATTGCCAACGACATTACTGGTAGAGGTAAATTACCTAAGTCACTGCAAAAACTACAAGAATTTGGCCTTATCTTTTTCGCTCCCAAGTTAACAGCGGCATTAGTTCGTATCCCTACTGTCGATTTAATTCCATCCGGCAAGGAAATGAAGTTGAGAAAGTATTCTCCTGCCCGTAAAATGCTGGCCGGAACATTGGTAAAATTTTTAGGTTTTACACTTGCAACGCTGTATCTATTAGATAGAGACGACAAAGACAAGATAGATGTAGAATGGAATCCAGTATCTACTGATTTCCTTAAAGTCAGACATGGAAAAACTCGTGTAGATATTACAGGTGGATATCAACCTTTACTTAGAACAATCGTCCAGCTTGCTACCGGTAAACGTAAATCAACAGAAAGTGGAAGAGTTTATGATGTAGAACGGACAGAAATCATATCAAGATTTTTACAAAGTAAATTATCTCCTCATGCAGGTTTGGCAGTTGACTTATGGCGAGGCGAAACATTCCTGGGCAAGAAACTTAAACTGTCACCGTCTGGAGTATCCGAACAGATATATGAAAGATTAGCCCCGCTTTTTATTCAGGATGTCGTTGATGCCATTAGATTTCAAGGATTGGGAACAGCCGGCGTAATTGCCCCACTTGCCTGGCATGGATTAGGCGTTCAGACTTACAATCCGACACTTACCCAGGAAGTACGGTCGTATAAAGACAGGCTATCCAGGCAATATTTCGGCAACACCTGGGACGAGTTAGGCCCGGAAGCACAAAAGGCTCTAAGAGCATATTATCCTGATATAGGTGTTCAGGAAGCACAGGCGAAAATAGATCGTGAGGATTATAACTTTATTGGTAAGATTTTAGAAGAGGCAGACCAGACTGGGCGGAAAGTAATGTCGCAACTTACTGTCGGTGTGCGACAGGAACTGGAAAAATATGTACTTGACGTCGGTAATATAGGAAGAAAGGTTGGTGCCGATTGGTATTTGAATGACAGTAGATATAAAGTGTATCAAAAAGAGATTGTGCGGTTGTTCAATAAATATATGCCCAAACTTGTAAACAGTACTGAGTATAAATCATTAAGTCCTCAAGAAAAGCGGGCTATATTGCAAGAGGGGATTGATGAAATTAAAAAATATGCGAGAATGAAACTTACCACTGAAGCTAATTATAGTGATTTGAGGAATAGAGAACAAATAAAAAGGCCATAGGACTTCCGTGTCTCTATGACCAATGACAGGTGACTAAATGAATGAACAAACTGACCATGATTTATTACTGCGTATAGATGAACGACTGGGCAACGTTGAAACCAATCTGAATAATCATTTGGAGCACCACTTTCGCTATTCATTTTACGCTTTTACGGTTTGCATCGGACTTATCATCACTTTGATTATACTATTGCTTAAATTGAACTAATGTTTTTCCTTTTCTATTAATTCTACATAAGCAACATTACATTGTTCCTCAAGAGCAGTAAGCCGTCTTCTGCTATTATCAATACAGTTCCACAATAATTCTATTTCTTGTTTCAATTTATTTATCGAATTACTAAGAACACAAATTGAAAACAGGAGAAAAACTGTTAATAAAAGATATATCATTTTGTGCCTCCATTAACTTTTTTCTCCAACGCTTGTTCTCTTGGGCTCTTGAGATAACGGCCAAGCCCCAAGCCCATGAGAGCGGGAAACATCATCGCAAGCGGACCGGCCGGATCGAAAACAATGTCCTTTATCTGTTGTGCATTTGCAAAGTTGATTGTCATATTACCATTGATGTAATCATAAAACATATTATCGTCTTCACTTAATCGTTTTGCGGTCTCCTGTTTTGTTAAATGAATGTATTCCATTTTACGCTTTATTCTGTTTCCATCGTGAATGGTTGTCCAGGGAACATACATTGTAGGTGGCTCGCCGGTATATGCTATGGCATCCTGGTCAATTTCCATTGGCACAACAGCGTCTTGAATACAGCCGACGCCGATGAATACAATTAAGAATAGTACTAAAAATCCCGCAAATAATTTCTGTTTACGATTCATCTGTTTTCCCTTTCATTAAAGTTAATAATATTTGTTTTTTCCTTGCTTCATTCTGTATAAAATCCACTCTCTGTTAAAATAAATTCCAACTGTAGTCCTTCTTCGCCGTCTTCATTTTCTATTTTTGTTGCTCTAAATCCTCCTGTACCTATTGAACAATCTGTGTCCATTTTTGATGCCTCGTTCAACAATTCCTGAGCACACAACATTAATTCATTAATAGACGGTACTCCGTGTGTACTGCTCCAGCACCAATTTACGACCACCATTGCTCGATAAACTTTTTCAAAATTAAAGTCTTTAATTATTTCATCAATTACTTTTTTCATTGCCCCATCTCCAATATTCAAAAGTACATGTAAAACACAAAAAACTAAAACTAATTTCCCTACACTTATTGTCTTCTGCATCAGTACTAAGCCACCAACTAATTTCAAATGGTAGTGCTATGTGACCAAACGCACCTAAGTTGTAATAGACTGTACACGTTAAGTCCCATTTTTTTCTTATGGTTTGAAATAGTATCATTCTTTTACCGCCTTTCTTTTTTAGCTGCTACAAGTCTTTTTCGGCTTAATTTAATTTGAGATTGGCGACAATCTATACCAATATAATTTCTTTCATTCTTCACACAAGCATGGCCGGTTGTTGAGCTACCACAGAACGGGTCAAGTGTTATGCCGTTTGGAGGACAGAATGACTTAACGAAGAACTCTGCTAATTTGAGTGGAAATGGTGCTTCGTTTTCGTGTGCAAGATCGCTGCCCATGTTGCCTTTACCCATTGCTCCACAATCAATTATATCACCTGGATTTGCTAATTTTGGTGGCCTATATGGCCGTCCATTACGAATTGTTCCATCTTTGTTCCTGCCTCGTCCCGTTCTACTTCCGCTTTGTAAACGATTTGAACAATTGCCCCCCGGCGCATATTTCGGAGGATGTCCACAAGCAACATTATTGCTCCAAAACAATTTGCCTGGTTGTGTAGTACAAACAACATATTCGTGATTACATCTTAACCAATCTGGGCCGCCACTACCAGCTATACCAAAGCGTTGAAAAATAACAGGACGGCGAACATTAAGCCCCACCCGATGTAAATCAGCCATAAGCAAAGCGGGAGTACAAGACCACTTGAATTTCCGTGTCCTCCCTTGTACTACAAACGCAACAAGTCCCTTAGAAATCCGAACAGATTCTTCATAAATTTCAACCATCCAATCAACCCAGTCTTGCCTCTTCAACTTAAAGTCAATTCCATAAGTGCGGGCATTCTCATAGGGTGGAGAACCAAAAACCAAATCAACCGAATCATTTGGCATGTCCCTCATTACTTTCAAGCAATCGCCACAAATTAACTTATTCATCATCACACCTTTTCATTATTAAGATACTCAACATACACATCGCCATGACATTCCATTGGATGACACCAGCATAAAAGTGTTTTTCCTGCAAGTTTTTTAACGGCGTTTCTAAATTTGGCATCATACTTTACCCTTCTTGTGAAATACCGCTTAAATCTTTTTATTACATCGTCCCTATTACCGTGCCGCCCTATGCTAAATGGATTTCCAAATATTGTAGTTCTATCTATTAACACACAATGAGACGGAAGGCTATTACAATCATAGTTTCTAATATTATCAACTGTCGTTTTTCTTTTGGTCATATTTATGATTTCAAAAAAGGGACAAGCAGCCCCAGCGGTGTGCCGGAGCTACTCGTCGGAGCAAAAGAGATGTGTATCTATGTTGTATCAAATCTCATTAGTCTCTTTTATAGTTCCAATTGCTCAATGACAAGATCGGCCACTTCAGTATATGTTGCATAATCATCCTGAACAATGTCTAAGTCATACTCATCAATAATTATTTGAAGTGCCTTTTCGTCCTCTGCTACACCCATTGCTGTTACATCCTCTGCTGTCAATTCCTCTTTACCATCGCCTTCGTCTTTCTCGCCGCCGTCTTCAGATCGCTCTACTTCTACACCTTCAAGCAAACCAATGAAATCTACATTAGTAAACTCCTGTTTGGTACGAACCTTAAAGACAATCGGTAATCCCTCAGTCTGTCCGGCAGCATCGGCAATGTCATCAACATCATCAGGCGGATCAACTCCAAGAACAGCCAAGTCACCTTGAAACCAGCACAGATTATCTTCGGTTTCAAGGCCGGCAGTCTTGGTTTGCTTCCGGCCTACAAATCCTTCCGGTGCTGTAACCTCTAATGTCCACACACACTGGAGTCGTTTGGACTCAGACTTGGATATGCCAACAACAGCGGTTTTGATAACACCTTCATACTCGCCGTCAGGCAGCCCACCACCTGTTCGTGGTGCCGCATTTTTCCATATTTTCTTTAACGCACGTAACTTTGATGCTACACTTACTGTTGCCATATATTTACCCTTTCAATAAAAAATAGTACTATTTCACAACTGTTACAATAACTACATTACTTTTTGTTGTTGGAACACCCCCTTTCAAGCCAAAAACTTAACTGTTGATAATGGCCGTTTTTGAACTAATAATAAGGTTTTTCAATTTAAGGCGACTATTATACAGACAGTGAAAATCAACATTTTTAACTCTTTTATTAACAAGTACTTACAAGCCCCAAAAATCATTAACTGTTGCACATTAATCATTTTGCACTTATCCTTGCTTTTCTATAACTTTCGCGTCTTTTTTTGGCCCTACACTTATTACATAGCCTTGCTCTCTTTGGAATTTTTACACCACATACATTACACTTATTAATTTTTTCAACACCAGCTATTATATAACCATCACTGTCAAACTTTCTTTTTGATTTATTTGGAGAGTCTCCTGTTACCAAATCAATAGAGCGATATTCACCAGTTTTGCCATAGTGTACAAAATCATACCAGTCTACTGTTTCTGATATTCTGAATGGCCTTGCGTTTGGGCCAATTCCAGTAATTAACTTGTTACTCATTTCCGCCTCACTGTCTTCTTAACCTTCTTGTGTTTCTTAACAACACTTTTAGATTTACCGAAACACCCAAGCAGATTATCAACCGCCTCTCTCTCTGTTCCGAATCTCATTATCCCTTCCGGATATTTCTTCAACAATACATTCAGATTATCCTTAGCCTCTTCACTCTCGCTACTCAAACAACTTAAACATCTAATCGGCCTGCTCTTTGCTTTCCTTGTTACATCATTCACCACCCTCATGTGGAGTATCATCGAACAGGCGTCACCAACTGAGTTGTAAATCGAATTACTCAAGTCCATACTGGCTTTATTAACCTCCCTGTTATTCTCCGTCCGTTTCCTTTCTCTTTCATGTGATAGTATCAAAACACCGGGGCCGAGTGATGCTAATCGTAAAATCTGATACTCCAATTCAAACCGCAACTCCTGCCAAGCTTCGGCAAACCAACCGTCTCCGCCTACTTTTCTTGTGGCCTCGCGTAAATCCGCAATTCCCATGTCGTGACATATTGTACTAATACCGAGAGGAGCCAAAGCGTCAATGGTATCAATGCACCACATCTTGACTGTCTTGACCTTATCAGGTGACTTTTCCATCTTATCGACAAACGCCCTGAATGTAGGCCATGTCGGCGTCATTGTTTTGCGGATGTTCCAACTGTGGTTGATTCTCTCACACTGGATGAAATACACACCGGATTGAGACAAACCATACTTTTCTTGCAAAGCGAATCCCATCTCTTCGGCAAATTTACTTTTACCAACACCAGGCATACCGAATACAGCACTTATTGACTCCTCGAAACATGTGGTGGCAGCAGACGCCTCTGTCTCAAACACAATCTCATGCGCCGTTTGTTGCTTTTCAATACGTTTTAAGCGGGAGGCAAACTTGCTTGACTTACCACTACCACCTTTACCTATCTGTCCTCTAATTATTTTTCTCATTTCTCTTGCTCCAGTCTTTGTTTTATTATTTCTATATACTTTGCTTCTTTTTCAATAAGAATAAATTGGCGATTCAGATTTTGACACGCCACACCTGTTGTTCCACTTCCTGCTGCAAAGTCGAGAACTGTGTCACCTTCGTTGGTATAGGTTTTGATTAGATATTCCATAAGAGCTACTGGTTTTTGTGTAGGATGGACTTTACCCTTCTGACTTCCATTAGCAATTTCTATTACTGTAGTGGGATATTTATGAGTATATTTTTTATTAACTCTATAAACACCACCTCCTGATACCTTCATCTGGTTATTAGTACTATGGACTATACCGACTCTCGGCTTATCTCTAAGAACCATTTGGGGTATATAATTTAATCTTCCAGCACCAAATACTACAATGTTTTCATGTTTTGAAAGCGGTTTTATTTTAGCTATTTGATACCCGGTTGGTTTAGTTTTAACCCAAACCCAACAATACTTAAACATCTTCATATTAGATAATATTAGAACTGTAGTAAACGGCTGGCTTGCAGTCATTACAATAGCACCATTAGGCTTAATCACTCGTTTCAACTGCTTCCACATAGACTCAAGCGATATTACTGAATCCCACTTGCAAGCCGTCGTACCGTAGGGCGGGTCACAAAGAACCATATCAATAGATTCATCAGGAATTTTTGGCATCTCTTTCAGACAATCACCGTGAATTATTTTTCTCATTCTTTTGCTCCTTTTCATGTTCTTCTTTACAATATGGACATTCATCAGGAAAATCTGGGTGTCCCGCTAAATGGTCAAACCACATATTTTCGCCTTGTTCTATATCATAGTCCGCCATTTCGCCCATCTTTGTCTCCTCTATGTAAATCAGCCAACACAATCGCTTCCGTATCAAATGCAAATCTATTTCCTTCTGCTATGGCTTTCTCTAATTCTTCAACTGCTAATTCATGTGGATTTATGCCTGGGTCAATCATTCTTTTGCTCCTTTGTGCTATTGTTCTAATTCTTCTTCAATAACATCTAAAGCGTCCCGATGTTCAAATATCTCTCTTTTTACCATTTCCAATGCCGCTTTCCATCCATCCTTTCGACCACATTCTTCTAAAGCGTACTTAGTAGGATTGTTTTTATTCCACTTCTTAAATGCTTTCATTGTTCTAACTCCTCTTTTTCTAATTCATACAACATTGTTCGTTGTTTATAAAACCTCAAATACATCTCCCATCCATTTGGATGCAAACACAACGGCAAGAACTCACACCCAGAATAATCCGAACATTTAGTCTCCATCTCCGGCCAATAGTTAGGGTTAAGCAATTGCTCTTTTGTCAAACTATCATAAATCATTTTAAGTATTTCGGCCATTCTCTCAATACTATTGCCGACCGAATCGACAAACTGCTTAACCAGCGACAATTGCAGCCAAACGTAATACATCTCCGGTCTATCAATACAATCTTGTCTAATCTCTTCGACAAATTCATCCACAGTCTGATTCTTCTTTAGCCGTTTTTGTGGTTTTTTGAAAATACAATAAGCACATTGGCCGTAGTGTTTTTTCTTACTGTTTCTATTGGCCCAACAGTAGGAATTAATTTGTTTATCAAGTTTCAACGAATCTAGGTATCCTTGATTAACCTTGCTGGCAGTCTTAATCTCGTACAAACTTCTCTTACCCTCATACACACCTTCGCCGTCTTCACTGCCACAATAAGTGACACCACATTTAAGTTTAGTATTAACAAGCACTTGTGATTTGATAAGTGACATGCCGTGCTGTTTGGCCAACACTTTCGCCTGTTCTAATATGGCTTCGATGAGGTGATATTGCAAGTCAAGTTCATCAACTAAGTTACTTGTATCATACCCTTTAATCTGGCGATTGTGCTCTTTTCTCATCAATTGTTTCCAGTTTTTCTTGCCCAGAAGAATAGCCTCAAAGCCAGCACCCAAGACAGAGCCATAGTAAAAGTTCATGTTTAGGTTTTTACTTTGCAGATTAAGGACACGACGCCAGAAGTATCTACGCCAACAAGTTGTGTCGGCCATTTTATGAACTGAAACACAGAGTAATCTGGTACTTGGTATAATATTAGCCATCTTGTACAATCCTCACAATCTTATTACAAGCACTTTTCCTGTTTGACCATGTACGAAAACAGATAGGCCCAATCCATGTTTCAAACAAAAATGGAGAAGACCGGCCAAATTTTTTATGTACATGAAATTTCCATGTTCTTGGCCAAATAGATATGTCCCACCGTCGTTTCTTTAATTTACCACTCTTTTCTTTCAAATATAATTCCCTACATTTACTACAAGTTATTATTTCTTCCACTGAAAGTTTTGAATATCTCAAATAATCACGCATATCTTTTGCTGTAACCATACAATCGCCTTCAGTACGAAACACCGCCTTTACGCCGCAAAGACTTTCAACTTGAAACCCTCCAGGATACTCTTCTTTTTCAAAATGAATTTCTTTCATTTGGTTTCGCTCTCAATTATATAATCGGATAGTGTCTCAACTCCAATTTAGGCTGCTCAATTTTTCCACTATGATAAAACGGCCAAATGACAATCTTCAAAGTCATCATTGCTCTCGCCGGATAAGCCTGCATAGATTCGTAGCTCCCCGGCCCCAATTTATGACTTAACAACCAACATCCCGGATTGGCCCCCCATCTATTTCTGTAATTAAGCGTAGGGCCGTTTTTAGATTTCATTCCATATATATACGGCGTTGGTTTGGGCGGCTCTATTCTAAAACTATGTGTGTGTCCACTTAAACAAACATCAGCACATTCCCATTCATTGACCAGACGCTCCAGCTTATTGGCTTCGGCACCAGGGGTTCTGCCACCACCATAACCATGACGGGCGTAAATAGTGACTGTTTGACTGGTTTTTTTACCTCGCCTGAGGTGCAGTACAATTAAGCACTCGTCAGTCAAATTCACGAACCCCATTTTTTGGCACATGGCTTCGTGAACATTGATGTTATTCCTTGTTTTCATTGCCTTTTCGTGATTACCACACATAGCACCAAGAACCAAATGTTTAATAGGATCAAACAGTTCACAAAAATGGTCAATCTCCTGGCCACATATATCGCTTAACTTCTCTTTCACATTAGCCGCCGGGCCTTCAACAAACCAATCGGCTAATTCACTGAAATCAAATCTTTTGGCGTCTTTACTATTGATGCTGTTCGTGTTATCGCCGCCAAAAAACACCCGTACATGACGATTAGGCATTTCAGACCGGCGGATTATTTCGACGATTTGTTTCTTGATCGCATCTTCATCACAGTTGAACTTCCCCACATGGGTATCGAAAAAAGGAAATATTTCAATACGGTCTGAGCGTGATTTACAATTGATAATTGATTCTAAGATATACATTGATTGTCCTTTCCTTCCAATTCATCCTGGTTCTCTTTCATTGATGGTAGATGTGACACATGAGTCGGATCGACATTAGGATCAACTTCTCGTAACAGCCCCGTTAAAACTTTGGTCATTTGTTTTTCATCCACTGTTGCAAATGACTCCAGTCTAATACCAAAATTCAACCGAGCGATTACCGCTGCAAGCGAGTCTAACGGTATTCTATATCCTCTTTGATAAAACTTCAAAACTCTAAGCATTGAACCGCCAGCTTCTTCGATACGTATCGGTGAACAATAGACTAATCGTTTTGCCGCTAAATCTTGATAATATCTATCATCACAAAGGCTCTGCCAGTTAGTTCCATCATACCATATTACTGCTCTTGCGATGGTGAAATCAAAAGCTGGAATAATATCAGCAGGATTGTCGTATGTCCAACGATGTATGAATTGTATGGTTGGTTTTTTGTTGATAACAGTATAAGCATTATCTGTCTTGATAAAATAACCACCTTTTTCAATCAAACGTCTTGAATATAATTCTGCACTTTCTTTTTGTTTGACAAATAAATCTACATCAGTCATTTTTTCATTTGTTACACAACAACGTATGAACCCACCCGCAAGCATAACAGAATCTTTTTCCTCTTTCATAAGATTGAATACACTTTTTGGTAATCTACGTAAACACCAAACTAAGTCTTCTTGTAATAGTGTTTTCATACTCGCAACCCCTCCACTTGGAAAATATTCAAACCATCTATTTCCCTTACACCGTCTCGTATAGCCTTATTTATAAGCACATGATTTACACTAAGATACTCTCTCGGCACTTTATTAACATCTACAACTTCAAATGTCCACCGCTTGGCCACTACAGTTTCCTTACTCACTTTCACCTCTGGTTCTGTAATCTCATGTGTCTCATGTCCTTTGGCTTCATGGGCAGCTTGAATTTTCTGCCGTCTCTTCAATTCCTTTTCTGCTTTTTTCTCCTGCAATTGACGGAAATCCATAACCTTATCCCGCACTATTCTGTCCGCTTCTATAAATGGTGCAGCCAATTTCTTAAACATTGCGTTAGTTGTTTTCAGACTGGTGTTAAGCGGCTTTGTAATTTCTTTTCTTTTGCTTTCAATGGTCTTAATAGCTTGTTTGATTTGTGTCAAAGTGGTGTAAGCTTGTTCCTCTTGCTCTGTCGTTGTAACCTGAATCGCCTCAGCTTGTTGTGCCATTAAAGCGGCATCACTTTCAGCCTTTTGAATAACCTCGACAGGGACTATAGAGTTGTTGGTTTTTTTCTTAGCCATTTTATCAATCATCCTCACTTTCAAGCAAATCATAAACATTATCAAACAAATTATCTGTAAAATTAATTCTCTCTTGCAATTCCTTTGATGCTTTAGTTTTTTTACTTAAAGAACTTCTTGGTATGCTCTCTAAAGCATTGCATAAAATCTCAGCCTCTTTTCGTGTTAAAATTATTGTATATTCTTTTTTTGTTACTGCTTTTGTTCTCATTATTTCGCTCCTTTTCTTTGTTGTTCGCCAATTATAATATTTATATCGCCGTATAGTTCGGAAATAACATTGTTTTCATCATTACTTAAACCATATTCTTTACGTTTATCGTACGAAGTTGCCCCAATAAGTTTACGTAAAGCGTAGAATTCTAATTCTGATAAAGTCATTACATAAGTAATAACTATTTTGACTTTTGTTTCCATTATTTTGCGCCTTTCAATTAAACTTAATCTATTGAAACACTGGACATAACACAGACAGCTTCGTCTTTAGATTCTTTGCGATCATAGTCTTCCAAATCACGTCCGCCTTTAGTAAAATAAGTCTCGATTGTTTTTTCTTCGGTTGTATCAACACAAATAATTGCTTCTTCAAAATTACTGTAAGTGATAAACATTTTTTGTTTCTCCAATTAAAATTCATTTGCACGTTCAAACGCCGCCCGAAAAATCTCTGGCAACAAATCTATCTTTGCTCTTTTACCTACAAACACAATAGGTATTCCATATTTAATCGCTATCTCACTCACCCAATAGTATATTGACCTGGATGTTAATCTTGCCCTACCTCTACTTTTATGTCTTATGTGTGCCAGGGCACGATTAATACTTAATTCGCTCAAGGTATCCTCTACAATGATAACTTTGACCGGGTACTCACTCAAGCGTTTCAGAAATCTCTCAAATGTATTTCTATATCCATTGGCCAAGTCATTTAGCAATTCAATTAATCCACTTTTCTTTTCGATGGCAATTACCTTCTCGAAGCCTTTGATGGTATAATCACCTGTCTTTAGACGTTTCTTCTCAATCTTATAGGATAAGTCCCACGCTTTTTTCTCACGATCATCGACAAGAACGGTGAATTGCTTTGGAACTTTTTTAGTTTTCAAATACCTCATTGTTGTTCTTTCAAGAGTTCTGGATTTTCATGGATATTACCGATTACCTCAACCTCATACTCATCACTATAAACATCTACACACGCATGTGTATTATCTCGACACCACTTACATATATATTGCCTACATCTGCTACATGTGTGAAACTTACTCTCGTGTTCGGTTTGGCCGCAAGTTGGACAATCAATGTACATTAATAAAACCCTTCAAACACCAAACTCGTAGGCCCACATCTGGAACAAACCGTGTTCTCTGTTTCAACATATTCTCCTAACCTATTGAAAGTCATGCTCTCAGGTGCTTTGACAAATCGGCAGCATTTCTTACATCGCTTCACAAACATAGCCCCATCGCCATAGATTATTCTTTTCTCTTTTTCAAATGAAAAATCATACATTGTGTTAATCTTTTGTCCAAGAATCTGGGTTGTCAATTCTATCTTTTGCATTTGATTGACATTTTGGGCAAACACCAGATTGTATAACTTCCTGCTCGTCTCTAAATTCCATTGAACTTGGATGAATATCATATATCATACCACAATTTGCACATTTAACTCTCATTTGTTTTGCTCCTTTGTAAGTTTCTTTTACTCTTCAACTCTTTTGCCACTATCAATATTATACCATACTATTCAGACCATGTCAAGGGAAAAATAATTAAATTTTCAAACTTTCTTTCTCTGCCCAATTAGTCGTAGTACGTGCTATGTCAACTCGAAACTTCAACCCTACATCCATCAACTCCGCCACCTCACTCATGGTCTTCATAGTCTCCCGACAAAACATTTTCTCATCCCTCTTTATCTCTCTTTCAACCATCAACTCATCATACACCGGCAGAATAATCTTGGCATCCTTATACTTCCTCTCATACAATTCATCCACTTGCAGCAGCCCCTGCTTGAATGCCTGTGCACATCCTCCTTGAACAATAGCATTGACTGCCTTATAAGACTGTCCAAATGGCACATGATATCTACGGTCAAAATAGTCAGCAACATATCCGTAAAATCTCAACTCCTCTTCCAACCGTAATTGCAATTCACGTATGAAAGGAAACTCACGATTGTAAATCTTCATCTCCTTTTTAGCCTGTTCGATTGTCAGATTTTGTGAAGCAGCCATTGCCCTGATACCTAATCCATATATTACTCCGAAATTCTGGTTTTTGATAATCTTTCTCTTTTCAGGCCGTCCAAGTAAATCGGCCATGTGTTGATGAAGGTCAGCACCATCCAGATACGCTTCAAGCATATCATTTGCACCTGCATAACTTAAAAACATAGCCATTTCCTGCTGACTAACATCAAAGTAATAAATAGCTTTACCGTCACGGGGGACAAAACAATCTCTTACATGATTTTGTCTTCCACGTTGTTTAACATCCTGATTAGGAATATTCAATAGATTGGGATCGCGGCTGGCAGGCCTCCCCGTCCTGCTGTCAGTGGGATTAATAGTTGTATAAACCGTCCCACCTGTTCTCTCAGCTTGTTCGGTAAACGGCTTCAAATAGGTATTGGCAATTTTATTATACGCTCTAAAGTCCAACAACACTTTGATAAATCGTTCCGCCCGCTTAGGCACACCATCTCTAACCGCCTGGTTCAATGTATCAACGGCTGTAGTTTCTTTCCCTTTAACTTTAAGCTGTTTTGATTTGACACCTAAAAACTTCAACGCCGCTAAAATCTTTTTAGGCCCAAGCGTAAAGTCAGGTGGAGACAATTCATCCAATATCCTCCTCTTCAACTTAATCTTGGGCAGTAACGCTTTCAATTCAGCCCGCCCTCTTTCAACATCAAACCCCATCCCCGCTTCCTCAATTTTCGTAATAACATGGGTGACAGCCATTTCACGATCAAATATATCTGCATACTCATCAACCATATAAGGATATAATTTCTGAAACAATTGCCAAACCATAAACACATCTGTCATACTATATCCGCCAATCATTTCATCTGGTAGAAAACTATAATTAACGTATTCCTTCGGATCGCCCATCCAAGCGGGATTCCACTCGTCTTTCCTCTTAGCCCATTGCCTTCTTAATTTGGCCAATTCTTTCTTTAAGTCTACCTCCCAATCGCTTATCCCTGGACAGATAAATTCGCTCAACGCCTGTAAACTATGGCTTTTCCTTCTGTCCCAATATATCCGGCTCATCGTTAGGGTACACAGTTGTGTTCCATTAACCTCAATACCATTTGTCCTACATACCCTAAGATCATACTTACTATTATGAGCGGCCTTCATACAATTCGATGCAAGTATGTCCTTACACGCTTTATAAAGATCACTACCATAGCGTCCCCACACAAGAACAAGTTGATTATTTTTTCTTGATCGAGGAAAGCATAAAGAAATTCCGAAGGGAAAAGGATTATTGACTACTCTGTCGTGATCATCATGTAGAATACTTGGAGCATGAAATTTAAGTGATGTCGTCTCCGTGTCCCAGGCAATAATGTCTTTCTTATGACGAAGCAATAATCTTGAATCTTTGTTATATTTCCAAACTCTTATTGCATTTTTATGTTGCAGTAATATGTCCGAATAATCACTCATTAGACTTCATTGCCCCACACGTCCCATCCCGGTGTTTTCTGACGAGCAAATAATTCAATACGAGGAATATCTCCAAACAAGGTGACAATCCTATCTCGTATTTCGTCCGGTTTTTGGCTGTGCTGCCTAATTCGGGAATCACATACTTGACGTACACTTCGAGATTTTCGTAATTTTTGGCAATGTCCTTTTGTCCCTAATAAACATAGTTCAGAATTAGCTCTTGTATAATTACCACATCCAACAAAAAAATCATCATTTTTCTTATTACGTTTTACCCAATTAAATCCGCATGTGGCGTAAGAAAAACCCCAAGAAGAAATAACCTCAAGACCCAAAGGTAAAGTAGGAAAAGTTACCCATAAAAATAATGCACAAGTATTATCGGTAATACTACTAACGGACAAAGATTTAATCCAATTTGCATCTTGTACAGAATAATGATTTGCAGGGCATTTATTACCGCTTCCGTTGTTCCACCCAAGACCGTTCCAAGGTGGGTCAGCATAAATTATCTGGTATTTCTTATTTGGAAATGGTATTTGTTTCATCTTAATTATCCTTTTCATCAATCATTCTCGTTATAGAATCATAATATTCTTTGCCTTTCCCATGCTCTTCTTCAAAGAGTAAAATCGCCAGCAATGAATATACAGCATTATCCATTAACGTATCCACTACACTCTCATCTTTCACTTCCAACTTTCCTTGCCGGCAAAAACTTTCCAATCTACTCCATTTGTCACTTAACCTAACCATTACTCCCCGCCAGGGTTCAAGTCCTTGCTCCTTACATTTGTAAAAGTTTCTAAGAGGATTTCCCTCACCAGCATAATCATGGTTTTTACGGCTATGTAATTTGGCCATTTTGACCAATAATCCATAAAATCCAGGATGGCCGTGAAATTCTATTTCTGTCAACTCTTGAAAGTACCCACGAATCGTTTTGTTGGTCTTTTTTTCTTCTCTGTTTTGGTGCAATTTATCTATATGTTTTTCTACGAAATCTTTCACCTCAATCTCCTATAATTCTATTTCAGATAATATAGCAAATACCCACATAAGCAAAGCCATTGGGCCACAAATAAGAACAATTAACCAAAGAGTAATGGCCATCTTTCCACCTAATCGCATTAAGACAAGTGCTAATATACTACACAATAACCAACCAATTATAATCCAAATCATCTTAATTTCCTATCCACACAACTTTTATAGAATTTTCGTTAATTAAAGGACAGTCATCTCTACGACAATCATCTTTTAGTATAGTACACTTGTTATCATATCCAGTAGTCAATTCACTATACCGAAACTCTTCTTCATACTTAAACGGACATTCAAACATCTCTTCAACTTTTATTGTTTTCATCTTTAATCCCCTGTTTTCCTTGCACCACAAACGGTACAGACATAATCAGGCTTTTCAGAATGAGTTTTTGATGGAACGGCATTATGCACCCCCATACCTATACCATATCTCTCATCCTGGTATCTCGCTCCTCTACCTCTGTCACAATTACATTTTTTAACCATTTCTAATCTCCCACAATATCACAATATTTTAGAATGTCATAAGGTATTCCGTCAACTTTTCGATGCGATAAGAACCACTCATACTCTTTCTTACACCCTCTCGATTTTCCCCAACTTGGAGCAAGTATCGCCCCCGTAAAATCAACCTGTTCAAGAATAGCTATGTCAATGTTCATCCAGAATTGCCATCTATCTTCTATCGACCACTTCAACATTTCAGGACTGGCTGTTTCAATAGTATGACTATGGACAATCGGGCTGAATATATTATACCCTTTCAATAGTAACTTAGCCGATCTTCTACAACAAAGTTTATAATTAGCTATTCTACCTTCTTTAGTTTCAACTGAATACGGATGACATAGATAATAAAATCCAGGCCTCATCTTAATCATACTTACGCCTCTTCAACAATAACCTCGGTCAATTTACCGAGAATTTCATTAAACGGTATTTTCCGGCTCTTTTCTGTTTGTTTTGGTTTTACAGTAACTTTCATTTCTTAACCTTACTTAAAATTTTATCAATATCCAAACTCATTTTCACAATCCAATTGGGACGCGACTCTGGTGAAGAATACAAAAGCGAAGCTGGATGCTGATATTTAAGATATTTCCACCCACACTCCCTTTCATCCATATATCTTTTAACCCCCCATTCAGCATCCTTACCCAATGCCACTACTACACGAGGCTGAACAATATCAATCATTTCAGCCAGATACGGCCAGCAATTACTCTTCTCCTCTTCCGTACTGGCTCTATTCCTCTCAGGGTGGCACAGCACAACATTAGTCCAGAAACAATCATACCGATCAATTCCACTCAATCTTAATACAGCGTCAATAATAAGTCCTGACCCAAGAATAAACGGTACTTGACTATACATTCCAGGCTCATGCAAACTCTGTCCTACAAACATTACATCAGCGTTTAGATTTCCCCATCCCGGACATGCTTCCGTAACTCTGCCAATATTCATTCCAAGACAGTTATCACACCCTCTTATCCATTGACACAACCTATGATACTGTCTACTCTTTTGGTATAACAAATCCAAATCGGCAAAACTATTTTTATCTAACTCTCCTGTTTCGAGGTTGCAAAACTTACTTAGGTGTTCTAACTTGTCACTTCTGGCAGACATTTAATCTTCTCTCTTCCTGGTGTCGTGCGTTATTCTTTGAGGAATACCTTTACCAATCATTTCATCATTCTCAGCTTCATCAATAATAAATGTAAAAACACATTCAGCCTGATTCGGAAAATGTACCAGATGTCCTGAATATACCCCTTGTGGTATGTTTTCTTTTTTGTTCATCTCATCTCTTTCGCTTTAATTTTCAAAAAATAAATGGACAGCCAAATCTGCTTTCTTTATAGGCTATGTACTTAAAGTATTTGCAACCGTCCATTTATTCAATTTTCACTACAACAAAAAATACAACAGGGACGGACAAGAATATCTACCTGCTACTATTTGTGCATCTGTCCAGTCCCTGTTGTTTATGAAAAAGAAAAACTACGTTTAAATGCCAAGCTCCATCCATTACCACTTGGCCTTCCGATAGAAACAAGATTATTCTTATATCTCTGAACAATCCGGCCTAAATGTGTGCCACATAACCAACTAACTATCACACCAACATCGCCATCTTCCATATCACCAGTCCAAATTCCTTTCGGCTTGTCTTTTTCCACTAATTCAATCACTTTTATTCTCCTTTACTGCTTTTTGTATTTTTTAGACCCCACTATCTTTCGTATAATGCTGTTAGGAATTTTAACAACAATTGGCGTTTGTTTGATTCTGTGGTTATATTCAATTTCAATCATCGTACTGCTCCTTTGGTTTTACCTTTGCTCGTCTATTATATTATACCACATTTTCATCATAAGTCAAGGGAAAAATAATTATTTTGCTCAAAAATATTTTCAAATCTATCTACTAATTATCAAAAACTTCCACCAATATCTGTGGATATTTTATATTTGAATCCAAGACAATACAATATTTTTGCAATTAAATTATTCATTTTTCGTTTTCCTTTATTTTGTGTTGTTAAAATTTAATCTTCTTACCTTTTCGGCTCTCTGTTCCACTATAGCATATATCGTAATCGAGTTTTCGCAGCATTTTCTCCCATTGATCCGCCCGCTTTAACGTCCACATGGTCTCATCTTTACCTTTCTTTCCGCCAATCGCTTCCGTATTACATATTCCCACCCATTTAAGGTTGTCAAGTTTTTCATGGCACGTCTCCGGATGCCATCCATATTTCTCATGTAAATAAGCAATTGTTAACCCCCCTCTTTCCAGGAACAAGCTCAACAGTCTCAATGTATCAAGAGACAGCGTATGAGCAGCTACATGCCTTACAAACACCACATCTTCCCCCATCACTCTCCTATGTCCTCTTGCCATCGCCACACCTTTAGCCAGACTTATCAGTTGTGAATACAGCCTTGCTATTCTCTCCGGTCTCGATACACTCGGGCTGCGCCTGTATCTGTCCCGTGTTATCCCCGTTCTTGCAAGGGCGACAACCTCAGTTGCATACATAATAGCATCTGCCTGTTTCTTAGTAATACTCGGCTCTTTGGGTTCTCTATCCAGCATCTCATAAGCCGCAGCACACAACACTTCATTCAACTTACTCTCTTTATTCTCCCTTATAGCATCGCATATTGCTCTCTCCTCTTTCAAACTTATCGCGGGCATTCGATATCCAATAAACCTTTGCCCCAATTCCGAATCCACTACTCCATGATTATCAATTGCATCGGTCACAGCGGCAATCAGTCCAAATCGGCATTCAATCTCCACCCGCCCAATATTGCCAAACGCCTTAGCAAACTTGCCATCATACGCACTTCGTAATATCCCCAGGATCGACTTCAACTCCTTGTAATCTTCGGTCAAAAGTGGCGACAAATCTTTTATAACAAGAATCTTTCCATCAGCCCTACTCAATACTGAATTTTTAATGGCCATTTTAGTACTCTTTTCACTTGGTCTGCCAGGCTTAATCCCAGGCAACAAACTTGCCTTACTCAGAGTGTCCAGCGACACAATACTCTCATGTCCATCCATCGGATCAAGTATAGTTGTCTTCCCCGCACTACTCGGCCCAATCAAATACGCCCATATTGGTTTAACATCCAAGCGATTTGCATACACCACACCGAAAACAAAGTCAATATAGTCGTGGCTTTCATTCAGAACAAGATATTTACGTACCTTTCTCTTATATTCTTCAACCGGATTGCTTATCTTTTTACTCTTCACTCGCTTGATTTTCTTCTTGGCCATTCTGTCTCCTTTTTTGTTTTATCTTTTCAACACCCTCAACTCTTGTCCACATTTACATATAAATCTCGTTACATTTTCGTTTGGCCCAAAACCTTTATATTGTGTCATA